AAAGAGGTTTTGTTAAAAGATTAGATACTATAGGTTGTTCTACAGTAATTACACTTCCGTCACTAAATAAAACATTAAATTTAATTATACAAAGCATTCCATCTTCTGCAAAATTACTATATTCTATTGTAATTTCTTTATGCCCAAATTGCAGATATTTATATTTTATACCTTTTAAAACTTTAAATATTCCTTTACCAGAATATATTGGTTGTATACCTGGGTCATCATACTTTATTGAAAGTGGGACTACGCCTACAACCTCAGCAAAACCTTCAGAATTATTATAAAACTTTTGGTCAATATCATTAGCAACTTTTCCATCAGGGCCTACAAAAGGACCAACTTGCCCTAAATAAGTTCTATAAGGCGCTACTATTTTTGTATCAGCATTGTTGCTGTTATCATTTACAGCTGGAGAGGGAACTACATAGAAATGTCTAGCAGGTCTATAATTTAAATCAGTGTTATTAGAGCCACCTCCTCCATTGCCTCCATCATCATCACCACCTCCGCCATTTCCACCACCACCCCCACCACTAGTTCCACCACCACTGCTTGTGCTAGTAGTACCACCTAAACTAGACGAAAACGTTGTAGTTTTAGATTTAGATACAGAAGTCTTTTTTGTAGAAAGAGTGACTTTTTTCATTTATAATTCTATTAACATCCGCATGCACAAACTTCTGTACAAAGTTCTTTAGCTTTTAATACTTTGGCATTTGCCATGTCTCCTGCTCCTAACACCTTAGCTTCATGCTTTGCAGATTGTAGTAACAGATGAATAGTTTGAGCTCTTTTTAAATCTTCATCACATTTATTGCAGTTACATGTGCAATTAATAGCATCATGTACAAGTTTTGCTATACAGCAATCTATTTCCGCAGTAGAGACTGAGTAGCTTTCCTTAACTACTCCTCCTTTAGCATCTCGTATAATAGTACGCACAACACCTGCAGTTTTTAAGTGCACAGTTTTAGTAAAAGTTCCTCTTCTAGAATTTTGTGAAAAAGAAGCTCGTCCCCCACTTGTAAGATCGGTAACTTCAATTGTGTACCTAGTTCTAGGTTGCAGCTTTGAAGCTTTAACCCTAATCTTAGTGTCGTTATATACTGATTTAGATGCCATGTTTTTAAAGTATTAAAGGGGGTGCTCAATTGCACCCCCATTAATTTATAGATTAATAATTACCAGTTAAACTCAACTGCACCTGCTGGTGCATCAATGAGTCCCCAAGTAGCTTCAATAGCCAAACCTTCACTTTGATCAGAGTGATCTCCGTTTGATGGCAAGTAAATTGTTGCAGTAGAAGTATTTCCTCCACCGTTAAACCCAGGCATTTGCGAAGTCTTATTAACATACTCAATGGTGAGCCTGTCGTAGTTAAGAGTTTCAGTAGAACTAATTCCTCCAGGAGTAAGCGACGAACTAGTCACACCACCTGTTGGTAAGTACATTCTGTTAAAGTGTCCCTGTGAGTATTGAGCCTTCTTTTCAGCACCAAGAACTTCTGCGTAAGAACCAACACCCATTTCTGGAGCAGTAGTCTCACCACAAGTGTGACTCTTATTGCCATTAACAACAACAAATGCATCAATGATCATTCCTTGGAACTTAGCTTCAAGTACTAAATCATTAGTGCTTAAAGTAGTAGTAATGAAGTCACTAAATGAATTCTTACCACTAGCGTTGTCAGCAATTACCATATCAGCAAAAGCATTGTGCTCAGTAGCTTCTACGTCAGACGCAACTACATATTGAGCTGATCGGTAAATACGCTTAGGATTATCAAACGCAGCAGACATAGCTGGTGATACGTTAGTCACAGAACCACTTGGGTTAATCTGAGCTTCGTAACGTGCAACATCCCCAGGAAATCTCATATTGAGAATAAGCTCAATAGTATCACCTATTACAACAGCAGTTGTCAAACCAGAAGCTGCCGCAGTAATCTTATGCAATACTGGTGCATTGTTAGGATCCCAACGAAGTCTCTTAACTTGACTAGTGTGAATGATTGGTGAAGCAACTGGGTTACCACTAGGCATAGCTTGAACAAGCTGGAAAGATCGGTTTAACCATGCTGGGCTAGAAGGCAATGTATTTACAACCTCTTGACCTGCTGCAATAGCAGTACCATCAGCAATAATTGTACCTTGTTGAGCTGTAACCCAAGTGCCACCAGCTGCTGTAATAGCAGCAAGACTTTGTGGGTTAATAAGAGACAGTGCGGCAGTAGTGCCGTCTAAAAATACCTGCGCAGATGGGTCCCATACACCAAACATAGCAGTACCAGAGCCATCATCAGCACCTCCCGCTAAGTGGGCCATATCGGTCCATGCTTTAGCGCTAAGTATTTGACCAGCTCGATTATTCGAAATAAAAACTTGATTCATGATTATTTATATTTTCATGATTAATAAAAAAATTACTCACTCTCTAACACCTCGTTAGATTGTGATTGATATCTTGGAGATTCAATTGTTTCCAAAATGCTTTTAACTGCCATCTCTACGATCTCGTCGTGAGTATGTTCAGGCAGTTCCGAGCCAGAACCGGTTGCTTTTCTCATCCGGGCTGGTCTTCGTAAATACTTTATTACTGTTGTAGTAGGTAAAAAGGTTATAGTTGAATACAAATCTACAAAATTTTCTTGAATTGTATACAATGGTGCTGATGCTTTTGTTGAGGAAAAAGGATCATCTAATACTTTATATATATCGTCCTGTTGAACATACTTGCACAGTGTTCTTTTAATTAAAAATTTGTTGTCCTTAGGTTCATGCAGACGTGATATACTAGCCATTGATGTATCAGGCTGCATAATATTTATAGTTTCTTTTTCTCCTACAGCATTCATAAATACTAAATATCCATATGCTCCCGCGTGCTCTGATCCTCCATCTGTCCCATGGCCGTGCAGTTTATGAAACTTTTGATTTACTCTCTTTAAAAAAATTTCATTAGCATCTGCTATAGGTGAGTCTGCAGATAATCTATTACTTGTAAGATCACTAAATGTATCATTAGGAGACAAACTAGGTTCTAACCCATAAGGGTAGTTATCTTGTCTTAAGTCATCTATGTTTAAACCGTTCTGATTACTTTTAATTAAAGTTGCATTTCCTTCACTATTAGCAAGATAAATCTCTATAAGCTTAAACCCGTTTAAGTTAATAGTAGTTGAAACACGCAGATAAGAATGCACAGTTCTTTTAAGTTTTATTTGTATAGGATGTTGACACCCGTCTTTTACCTCGCTCCTAATACTTATTAAATGCATATAGTCCAACGGTAATTTATACCGATCTACAAAAATATCTCCTTTAGAGCTTGATGTATAAATAGGCCCCATGTAATTACTGTCGTAAGCACTAAAATCTTCAATTAAATTACGAAGATCATCTAACCTTTTTTGAGAATGCTCAAAGCCAGTTTGCTTTACATTGGACATAGCAGAATAACGTTGCTTGATAAAACGACGTTGAGCCAAATTTAACTCGTGGTCTAATTCTTCAGGCAAGAGATTGTCAACCTGGAAAGATCCAATTTTTTGGACTCCCAGGTTAACAGCTATATGCATCTCTTCTATAGTCACTTAATTGCTTTTAATTTAGCTCTGATAGCATTTATTGCTCCAGAATTTTTTTTATTTTTAAAATAAATAAGAGTATCAGTTAAATCATCTCCAATAGTTTCATCTCCATGAATATGTTGATTGCCTATTTTACGAATAATATCTTGCTGTATTAACTCTGCAATTTCATCTTTAAGATCTAAATCTTTATCTATAGCTGCTTTATGAAATAGAGCTGGAGATTTAGTTTTAAAATCATATAATGTATTTTCAAGTTCAAGGTTAGTAAGTTTATCAGGATTAGCATTACTTAATACTCTTAATAATCTCTTCATTCTTGATACATCTGTAGAAGCTTTAAGAAATTCTTTATCAGCTTCTTTGGCTACTTGAATCTGCTTATTCTTTTTTAACAGATCTTTTTTAGGATCATATATATAGAATTTTTTTCCTATAGCACTGTTCATTTCCTCTTTAGAGTCTGCTACCATTCTGTGTTTTAGAAGCCATTTGTATGCAATGTAGTCTTCTATATTTATAGGACTTCCATCGTCATGTACACTAATGTCAAGTTCTTTTCCTTCAAAAGGAACTTTAACTCTTAAACTAGCCCAGTAATCTTTTTCCCGCATAGGGAAGTCTGGATGATCATATGGAATGCCTATAATACTTGGTAAGTATTTTTTAGCTTCTTCACCTTCCACTCCTTTGAGTGGTTGTCGTCCTACATAGATAGAACCAATTGTAACTCGAGCTCCAACAAGGACCTCCTTCGGTAGGAAACCTGTGGTCTCCTTACGCCTAACGTAAATTTTTCTCATTATAATGTTCTTTTAAAGTTTAGAAAGAATAACTAAGCTGTTCTTTAGTCAAAGAATAACTCAATATTGTATATATATATTTATGCAATCCGGGGGGATTCACTATTGACTCCCCCCTTTTTGCAAACCAAACGCAAATTACGATGCAATGCTACATGTCATGTCAAGCGAAGTATCGAATCTGCGAAGCAGGATACCAGCTGTCTTTAGCATGTGCACAGAAGCACCGTCTATATCGCTAGCGCGAGTGTCGTTTCCTGAAAATCCTTTTGGAATTACAGAACCAGCAACAGCCCAACGCAACATTTCACGACCTTTCTTATTAATCATCTGAAGGTTATTTTCACCATCATAAGTAGACTGATCAACAAATGTCATTCTGTATGACTCAATCGGAAGACCTGACTCAGGATGCTTCTTAGAAGCTTGAGCAACAGGACCGTGATCAAATAAAGGAACTTTAACTACATTAACTGTGTGACCATCAATGTGATCATACGAGTTGAAGTAACCAGTAACCCCTAAGCTACGCCCACTTCCAGTGATAAATTTAGACTCTGAAGTCTGAAGATATCCACGTCCAGTACCTGCACTTGTAGCAGTACCAGAACCAGAACTGTAGTAGTTACGCATTGCTTTATCAAACTCACGAGCTCCCCCAATACCAGTGTATAGAGTAACTTGCTTATCTGTAGCATCTGTCATACCGTAGAATAAATCACCAATAACATCTTCAATCTTAGACTGAGTCAAAGTAGAGTAAGAATCCTTATTGATAATCTGCTCAAATAGACCAGGACCAGAAACAACTGGCTGCCCATTTTCGTCTACCATATTAGTTCGACCTGTAGAGTCATGAGTCTTCTGGCCATACCAGTAGTACATCTCACACTCTTCTTTGAACTTAAGCATATGACGATACTCTTCATAGTCCATCCAAAGCTTAGTAGTTTTACCGTCTTTCAAAGGTAACTCGAACTGAGCAACATAATCCTTAGCATTACCAGAGAACTGATAAGACTTACGAATTGTACCAATCTTAGAACGAACTAAGCCCGGTGCACTCCAGTTAGAAGCATTTCCACGAGAGAAATCAATTCCAACGTTAGCGTATAGCTGGCCCCACATAGCGCCTTCTTCCACATCACCTGCTCCTTCTGTAAAAGCAGCTGCATCTGGAGATACAAATTTCATAGTATATTGAAATCCGTCACCTACTGAGCGTGGCTCTTCCATAATACGAGCTAGTACCCCGCTCTCAGAAACAAGAGTATAAGGAAATACAAACCACTTATCTGGAAAAGTAATTGTAAAAGTAGATCCACCAGCTCCCGTTCCTTTGTTGGTAACAACAGGACGAACATTTACTTCGTGTGTTTTAACACGATACTCGTATTCGAAACGATCGATAGATTTAGTATTACCTACTCCCTCTGTCATGAAAGACAATGGGAATTTCTTTTCTTCACGCCCTGCGAGGTGCGTGATAATTGGAGATAGCTCTTCGGGCTTCTCCATCAACGCATTGACCAATGAATTAGTGTCGGTCATCTGCGAATCATTGTAGTACGTTTTTAGTACATTAGTCAATGCCATGATTATTTATTATTAAAAGTTAATTGCTTGTTTTAAAAAAGCGCGTTTATGTCCAGTTGATCTGGATCAAATGTTTTAGATTTAGATCGTTGAGCTCCTCTGGCGTTTTTCACCTGAGCCTCGTTTCTAACAATTCGGTCTTTAAGTCCTTGTACACTCTTAGTCCTAGCTTTAGTGTTGATGATTTCATCTAATTTGAAACCCCCAAACATTAAGTAGTCTAGAGCTAATTTTACATCTACATCAGCTTCAGAGTAGTCCAGGTCTCTTTGTGTTTGCCCTTCTTGGTTAATAGGAGCAGAAATGTAATCAAAGAAATCAGCTTTATCATTATCTGGAATTCGTACTCCAGCAAATTCATTGCCGCTTTCAATAGTTTCTGCAACGTCTTCCCAAAAAGAATCTTCTTGTTCTTGAAGTTGAGCATGTTGTTGCTCCTGTTCTTCTAACATGTTTGCTCTTTGAGACTCTTGAGCTTGTCCTAATGCTTGTCTAGCTGCTTCAGATTTAGAATAAAGCTTACCGTTATCTTGGTAGTCTTCAAGCAACTCCTGAATGAATTCTGGCTCATGTCCTTTAGCTTGAAAATATTGAGAAAGAACTGCTTTCTGTACCCCGTGATCACCTTCGTTAATCTGAAAGTTATTATAATCTAAGTTAGGGTTATATGCTTCAAAGAACTTTTCTGAATCACCTCCTGCAAGGACGTAATCCAAATGTTGTTGTACAAGCGGGTGTTGCTGAAATAAATCTTCTATTTGCGTTTCTGCAACTTCTTGAGACATATCTTTAACAAACTCCGTTAAACCTTCTACTGTGTCAGCGTAGTTAGTATCTATTTCAAGGCCTAGTGTTTCTGCTATTTCTACCGCTACACTAGAACTTTGAGATTCTTCACCTTCTTCAGATTCATACTCAACTTCTTCGTCATTTTCTTGATCAGAATAGTCTTCAGAGTCTTCAAAGTTTTCATCTTGACTGACTTCAATATCAGTATCAAGTTCATCTGATACTGGGTCTTCTTGTATTTCAACATTAGAATCTTCAACATTTTGAAGATCTTCGGAAACTGATAAACCTTCTGCACCATCTCCGATGACATCATCAAAAGAAATAGCACTAAAGTCTAATTTTTTTTCGTTACTCATTGCAAATTTATTTGTTTGGTTTTAAAGTACAAGTATAAAATTATTTTTTATACTTGCTATTACTATATATCACTTAAGAATCCACCGCTCTCTGCGTAGCGAGCGGGGGTCTCTAATACGGTTGTTGCTCTAGGCCCCATTGGGAGAGTTCTAACTCCAGGTGGGACAGCATTATAAGATTTTACTAAATGGCCTCTGTCATCAAACCCTTTAACATCTAAGTTAGCTTTTAAGCCTTTATTAGCTGTAGTCATAGTAGCATTAGGGCCTATGTTTGGGAATACCATACTTTGATCTGTGTCGCCTGCTTGATGTGCGGGCCCAAGACCGGCTTGTTGTTGTTGTGGGCTCATTGCCACATTCTGTTTTCCTTCAAATTCAGATATTACATCTCTGCCTTCACGGTGTCCATTATATACATCAATAATAGAACCTGGAAAACCTGAAGTTCGTGCACGATCTAATAACTCTCTTCTATTTTTATTTGTTAGAGTCATTATTGTTTATCTAATTCTTTTTCTTTAATAGCTAATTCTCTTTGCTTAATCTCGTGATCTTTAAGCATTTTTTCAAGATCAAGATTTAATTTCCCAGTTGTATCATTAGCTTCAGCGTGTATAAGCGCAGTTTCGATTTGGATTTGTCTATCCTTATCTTTCTCAAGCTTTTCTTGCTCCATAGCTTGTTGCTGCATTTGCATCTTCTGCTGTTCCTGCTGTTGTTGAACTTTTTGTTGCTCTTGTTCAAGCTGTTCTCTAGCACGTTCTGCTTTAGCAATTTTTGCTTTTATACCTGTAAAGTTTTCTGTATCAAATAACTCAAGAACTTCAGAAGTCTTCATTCCGTTTTGAATCATAGCTTGAGATAACTGTTTAGCTTGATCAAGTTTTTCTAGATCTCTACCTGCGTCTGATACAAAGATACCATATTCACTTTCCATGTGATCTTCCGCTTCTAATTCAAACATGTCTATTTGATTGTCCGGCATTACATACATAGCTTTCTTTCCAGATACCCATGCTTCTTTTGAGTAATCAAGAAGTCCTTGTAATTCACGTTGCTCAAATCTATTAAATTTACGAAATAAATCTTCAGTAATGTGTGAAGATTGCATAATAGCTTGTTGAGAAGATGCTTTACCATCGTAAGGCCCAATTTGCCCTTGACGTTGTCTATTTACTCCTGAGATTCTTTCCCACTCTTGAAAGATAGACTCTAGTAATTGTATATACTGTTGAATAGTCTTAATAGACATATCCAATACTGATTGGTGTTGTGGTGATAACTGTATCCCTTCTTTATTATAATCTACCCAAGCTATACCTGTCCCCTCTACATAGTACATAAACTTATCAAGATCCCACTTTTTAGGAATCATGTTAATGTCGAATTGTGCAATAATGTCTTTACTTCGTGCAATGGAAAGCTCCATACGATATTTAAAGATATTATAGTTAAGTTGAAATGGGATCCCTAAAGAAACTATTGATATGTTTTCTGAGTTAACATCAGAGTATCTCCTTCCGTTAATAGGTAGTTTACATAGAGACGGATTGTCTAAAGAAGATCGTTGATTTATAATTGGGTTAACTTTTACGTAAATACGTCCATCAATGCGAGTTCCTTCCCATACCTCGTTTACCCATTCGTACTTTAGTTTGGCTCCTGCAGCTTTTAGTTCTGCAGGCATACGATAACTTTCTACTACTTCCATTTCCTCTTCCATTCCTGTAACAGGGTCTTGGTAAGTTAGGAATCCTATTCGTTTTCGACTTTTCCAGTATACAGTAATAGTCTCAATAGTTCTATTACGTGCTACATTAGCGTCGCCTCCAGATGCTTCAGATCTGTATAACAAGTATGTATCTACAGAAGAGTGTTGTGGATTTTCAAGTTCTAATACTTCAGCATCTGAAAGATACTCTCCATAATGATCTATTACAGTAGAAGCATGAGCAAACCTTCTAACTATTGACCAATCTCCATCTTCTACAAATTCAAGATCAGGATCTTTGTCATAATCTACATCTAAAGGATTAATAACATCATAAAAAGGCTCATTGCGTCTTACTCCTTTGTGAGAATAACATTCTCCTGAAACTACGTAATGGAAAAAAGCTTTTTGAAATTTATCATATATCTCCTCATTCTGCATAATGTAGTTAACAGCATTTTGCCCTTGTATAGCACGTCTGTCTACATAAGACATTTCAAACTGCTCCATAACCTTTTTTGGTAAACCTTGCTCTCCTTCTTTCCCTTCTAGCTCTGTTGAGAATACCTCAAGCATCGCAGTCATAAGTTTCTTTTTCTTTTCCTCCTCTTTCTTACTAACAGCATCACCGTTTGCAACAGTTACGCTAAAGTTTAAAGGACGTTTAGACTTTTCCCCAATAAGAAGATCAATAATTGGTTTTATAATAGGGTAGTTTTTAAGTGTGGATGGGAAGTTTTCTCTTTTTTTACCGTAAGGCTTGAGAACATGCTTATAATCCGCTTCATCAATAACACCATTATAATAGTCATATAAAGATTTGAGAAAACTCTTTCGTTCAGAAAGCCCAAATCTTGATATATCTATATATGCTTCTACGCATTCCTCCCTCCATTTTTTAGTTTTTTGGGATAACGGAAGCCTCTGTTGAGGAATTTTATTTGCTCCTAAATACATTGTTACAAAATTACTTATAAATACGGTCGAACCATTCGTCTTGAGCTCGATCTTCTAAAATTTCTACCACCTCTCTATTATATAACTCTCGCGTATGATACATCCCAACCATAAATGACATTACGCGATCAAAATTTCCTTTGTGATTAAATTTCATAAGCTCCTGTAGTAGTGCAGGATCATAGATTTTATGCAGATTAAGTTGGGTATTACCATCTTCATCTGTGTGCCTTGGAGTGACTAACCAATCTCGTATATACAATTCTCCTTGTCTTTTACGTTGTTCAGTCATATGCATTCCATATTGACGTCTTACGTTTTTGGACCGTAGTTCTCTTTTATCCAACATTTCAAACTCTTCTTGTAGCTTATGTAGCTTGCGATATCTTTTTGCGTAAGCAATAAGCTCGCCACGGTCATTCTCGAATCCAATTTTGGCGTTGTAGTATTCTGCCAGCATAAATAGATTTCTATTGTACTCATCCTGTGTTTGTGGTCTCCCGACATAGCTTGCTACAATTATATCATCCGGTTTGGATAGGTTATTAGGTCTTTTAATTACATATGCTGATCCAAGTGACTCATTATTTGTAGACTTAGATTGTGCATAAGGGTCATGGCACACAATATACAAGTTGTGCGGGACTTCACTTTCGTGCGTAAGATACGGAGAATGATACACAACTACAGCACCTTCAGTCTTGTCTCCTTTTCTATGAGGGAATTTATACACAGGAGTTGCTTTATCCGATGGTCTAAATTCAACTTTACCGTCTTTATTGTAATACATAACACCTGCAGTACCTTCTGACTCTAACCCGTGGGATTTGATTTTATTGTACTGCTCTTTTAACGAAGTAACATCAAATAGATTAGCTGTAACTTGAAGTGTTGCTTCTTGTGGCGTAAACGGGTGCTCCGCCGTGTACTGGTCAAGAGCTTTAGGGTCATTTGCTCCTTTCTTTTTTTCTCTTTGCGTTTCCTCATGAATTTTAGCTTCTATTACTTGAGAATTTCCGTCATCATCTATAAATCCGTCTAAGTTTTGTTCTATTGGTACAAAATACCCACATTGAGTCCCCATTGCACCTGCATCCCAGTGATTATCAAAAGCTAAGCAATCATACGAATTTGGGTGGTAAAATAACTCTTCCATTCCATCAAATCCGCTACCTTCTTCACCACCGGTCCCAAATGCAATCATAGTCCCAAGTGTTTTTGAGCCTTGACGCATTGTAGGCATGGCTACTTCCCAGGCTTTAAGTAATCCCCCAAATGAGCCTGCTTCCTCAAAGAAAATAAGATCTCCAGCTTTACCACGGACTTTATCAGGGTTATCTTTTAGAGATACACCTATTATTTGTGTTTTCATCCCAAGTTCTACGTCTGCCCCATTTACATTCTTCTTGTATCCAGACATTTTAAACATCTCTCGATCTCGTAGCCTAGGTTGAGTCCATGCTGTGTTATCGTCAATAAAACTTAAGAATTCCCAAGCTTTTGACAGTAATCCATCCCCAATTAAGTATTCTTTTTGGGATGCAAAGACATAATTCTTACTATTACGCATAAGAAAATAGTTTCGTGCTAACATAGCACCCGCTTTGTATGAAAATCCTTTACGCCGAGCTTTAAGAACAACCATATGCTTGTTTTCTTTTCTAGCTCTGTCTATTGCGTGGAAATAAACATGATCTCCGTCGTAAAAAGCAGGGAAAGTCCTTTCTCTACGTGCAATTACTGTACCATCTGAAAGAGTTTCGTCTACAACTCGATCTATAGGGCAAAAGTTTAAGTAAAAATAATGATACCCAGTTATATCTAAATACCCATTTAAACATTTCTTTTTTTCGCCGTCCCAGTAGTCATAATACTCTTTAGTCCCAGGTAAAGCGTCTGTATAAAACCCGTTAGATATGTATTCGGAAGCTGCTGGAGAATACTTGTAGCTATCTTTAAACATTAATAAGAGTATTTATTAGTAACTACTCCTCCTCTATTAGGGTTTTGTTTAGCTTGTTGTTTTTGCACTAACTCTTCTAATTCTTCAAGCCCGCTTACAACTTTGCCCATATTAGACAGATTAGCAATTAGATCTTTTGCGGAATAGATAGGTTTTCCATTGTCATCTAAAATATCTAGATTAATGGTTTCAAAGTACGTTTCAAGTTTATTTATAGAGGATTTTGCAGCTTTAAGTAGTTTAATAGCAGATGTTTCTGAAAGTTCTTTATACTTTTCAATAGCTATTCTAATCTTAGGGCTATACTTAACTTTAAGATCTGTTTCTATTTTTTTGCGGCGTTCCCCTTTATCATATACAGCATACGGAGAGCCGTAATCTGTATAAAAATACACAAATCCAAGTTCTTGCGTTTTTAAACAGTTGAATTCTTTAAGCGTAAGAGCATACGAAGAAGGGAGTACTAAATTATTACTTACTGTTAATAGCTCTTTCATTCTGTTGTAGGTACTTAAGTCGTCCTGTTTTTACATGAAATTTTCCAAGAAATGGCAGTCGTACTGGCTCAAAATTACCAGCTTTTATTACTTTAGCTGCGTATTTAAACTGATGCATGACGGCTTCTTCTATTTTGTGTAAAGGAAGATCATGTTTATTTGCTAGTTTCTGAATTATTGTTTTGTGCACTCTTCTTTGCTTTTCTAGCGGCGGCCATAGCCTTTTTACTGCCCACTTTAATTTTTTTTCCGTCTTTTCCTATTAATACTTGAGGCCATCTTTTTTCAGGGCAATTAGATGTAGCCCATTTAGCTTTATGTTCTATTGAACACCCACATAGACCGCATCTCATAGCCTTTTTTCTTAAATGCTCACAGCTATCACAAGTTTTAATTCTAGCATTGTATTGTTTTTTTGAAACATGTGGAGCTCCTGCTTTTGCATAATCTATTACATCATTTGCAAAATTCTGCAGCATCTCTGCCATAGATGGAAGTTTTTTCTTTTCGCTCATCGTATATGGTTAGTACTAATAAATCTCCTTGAGAACTTTGCATTATCATTATGGCATAAGGTTCATGTAAATAATACGTTCTTACTACTTCATCTAGTGATCTCAATTATAACTTTATTTGTAGGTTCTAGTAGTTTAGATAATTTATACTGATTATTTTTCTTGTTTATAGCTCCTTTATCTTTTAACCTCTTAACGTAGTTATTAAGTGTATTTGGGTCTAAGATTCCCAATTCTTCAGCTACTATTTTTTTGGATTGAGCGGAGCAAAATCCAGAAGTTATGTTATCTACAAACTTAGATAAGATTAACAGCTCTTTATCTGTAAGTTCTAATATACCATTAAAAATTTGTAAAAATTTAAAAGTACTATCAGCTTGTATTTTGATTGTTCTACTTTTCATTGTTAAATACTATTTTAGCTCTCCCGTTTTCCATTAAGATAGTAGACATTTTAGATTGTCTATTAAACTCTCCGACTAAAGCTTCTATATTTTGCCTAGTACAAATAAAAGAGAGAAATACTTCCAGCTCTTTTGTAGCCAGAAGTACTCTCTCCTTTTGGTAGTCTAAAGTTTTAGAAGAGTCTCGGAGTTTATCAAACTCTTTAATGGATATAGTTACACTGCCTGTCATTATACAGGGATCACTCCACAGATAGAGAATTCATTAACCATAATACATTCACGCTTATCAATTGTAATAACAAGTCCTTCAGTATTAGGATGCACCATAACTGTATCGTTTTCTTTGACCATTAGGCATTCAGGCCCAGCAGCAAGTACCTTAAGAATGTTTGTTTGCAACGATTTTTTTGCTGATCCTGTTAGGATAATACCTGACTCAGTCTCACTTTTTTTAACAAGTGGTAATACTAGCCAGTCGCGGGTAGGGAGAAAGTTTAATTTTTTATTTGCCATAATGTTTGGTTTAAGGCAAATATATAAAACTATTTCTTATATAAGCAAATAGTTTACAATAATAATTCAACAAGATATAATTCTTCCCCTTAGGTTTTATGTCTCATGTTGGATTTCCACTCGCCGTGTTTAGCCTGCGTGGGGGCATTTCTATCAGCCTGTAGCCTGGTTCCCACCCGAGTTTTATACCAACACATTTTGTGAAACTACCGGGGACGACGTTCGCTGACTATGTTGACAGTTACTATAACCCGATGTCTAAACCTTTTTTGATTACCTAAGGCTGGTCACTGAAATGTGGTTTCGTTGCAAAGGTAATATAAAAAGTTGTATATTTACCTAATAGTATTTAAAATAAAAGATATGTTTAACAGATTAATTTTTACTATACTTCTTTGGATTTCAAGTATTACTGCGGTTTCACAATGTAACCAGCACGTATTCACTTCAGTGGGTGCAGAGAAGTGGACTAACTTTCAATATCAAGACTGTGACGGGGAAGCTCATTATTTTGGGTTGCCTACGGGGGGATATACTACAATATACTGCGCGGATATAGGTACAGTTTTCGTTTTAAACGGGGACGGTTTTGCATATCCTTTACTTACAGAACACCCATCTTATCCGTCTTGTTTTCCACTGTCTTGTGTAGGGGACTTTAACGAAGACGGAGTAGTAGGTGTTTTAGATTTACAAACATTTTTAGCAAATTACGGATTATGCAATTAGAAGTATTAAGATTTAACTATGGAAAAGATTCCACTAACGGAATATTATTTGATGTAACCAATGGAGTACGAAAATTTTTATGTTATACTCTCGAAGATGAGAGCCGCGAAGAAAAAGTGTGGGGAGAAACTTGCATACCTGAAGGAGAGTATTGTCTCGGTCTTAGAACCGTTGGGGGTCATCATGCTAAGTATTCTTCAAGGTTTGCTGATATACACCTTGGTATGCTCCATGTTCTTGATGTACCTAATTTTAAGTACATTCTTATTCATTGTGGAAACACTGATGAAGACACTGCGGGTTGTTTACTTTTGGGTAACTCACAGGTAAACAATAGTGTTAAAACTAATGGATTTATAGGGAACAGCACTGAAGCTTATTTTAATGTGTACCCACAGATCGCAAAAGTTTTAGAAGAGGGACAAGATGTTACCATTAAATATATTGATTTTTCTATTATAGAGTAATGAGAAGAATAAATATAATATGGATTTTGTGCAGTATTTTTATTAATACTGCGCACTCGCAATGTGACGTAGCTATTAGCAGTTGGGATGCAGTTACAGGTGACATCTCTATTGAAGCTATTAACAGTGAGAACTGTGGGTGTAATGAGTTTACCACTGAAGGGAATACATGCGAGACTAGCGGGAGTCCTTATGTATCGAACAACACAACTATAAGTCATATAGTCTTAGGGTTACATGTTGAAGGGTTAGATTATAATTGGGGTTGTACTGGAGCGGTCAATCATCCAGGGTGGACGTTTAAGGCGTTTACTTTATTCGGGAATCAGGTACTAGAGAGTGGGGATGTA